ATTCGGGATAGCAACCCCGTAAAAAGTTCTGATTTAACAAATCAGGAGCTAAAAAATGACCAAACAAGTCGATAAAGACGAAAATTTCATGAAAAATGAGTGGGGAACACAATTTTTATCGTCAGAATATGGTTGGGAAACAAAAATTGAGAAGCAAAAAATGCTTCGTGAGATCTCAAATGACGATCTGACACCAAAAAAACATAATTTTGTTGTTCAGAAAGAAATTCATGAAAAAATTCGTAATGATGAGGATTATGATGACTGGGAATATGGAACTGAACCAATTCCATTGTCAGAATTTTGACAAAATTTCTCATAAATAAGTTAGAATTTGTATTTTTTCGATGCCATTAGATAGGGTTAGCAAAAGTTTTAAAGACATTAGCATGTCATTTAAGGCTAACCCTTTAAATGATGACTTGATTGCACTTAAAAATGAAGCAGCAATTGCTCGATCTATTCGCAATATTGTGTTCACTAACCCTGGAGAGAAATTTTTTAATCAAAGCTTTGGATCAAGAGTTTCGAAACTTCTTTTTGAAAATATTGATGAAATTACATCTATAGAACTACAAAATGAAATCGAAAACTCCATCATTTCATATGAACCAAGAGTTTCTTTAAGAGAAGTTTCTGTTGTTCCAAACTATGATGAAAATAGTTTTGATGTAAAGATCATTTATAGAGTTATTGGAATTGATGTATCAGATCAACAATTGGAGTTTGTTTTATTGCCCACCAGATAAAAATAAATGTCACTTCAAAATTTCACTGGTCTAGACTTTGACCAAATAAAACAAACACTTAGAGATTATCTAAGATCAAATCCAAATTTTACAGATTACGATTTTGATGGATCTAATCTGTCAACAATACTTGATGTTTTAGCATATAATACGTATATTGCATCATACAATGCAAATATGATATCCAATGAAGTCTTTCTTGATAGTGCAACTTTAAGAGAAAATGTCGTTTCTCTTGCAAAAAACATTGGATACACTCCAAGATCAAAGAAGGCATCAAGAACAAAAATTAATTTCTTTGTAGATACAACAAATATTTCTCCAACTCCCTCATCTTTAATCCTAAAGAAAGGACCAATTGCATCTTCAGTAAGTCAATTTAATAATCAGTCTTTTGTCTTTTGCATTCCTGAAGATAGAACGGTTACAATCATTGACAATGTAGCAAATTTTAACTCTTTGGAAATTTTTGAAGGGACATTAGTCGAAAGATCGTTTACGTATTCCTCCACAAATCTTCGTCAACGATTCGTTTTAGACAATTCTGGTATTGACTTAGATACCTTAAGAGTTACAGTTAAGAAAAATTCGTCGTCATCTGTTGGTGTCAAGTATAGTAAACAAGATAATTTATTTAATGAAAGAAGTGGATATACAATTGATGAAAATTCCACAGTATACTTCATTCAAGAAATAGAAGATGAGCAATATGAAATTGTTTTTGGTGATGGTGTTTTTGGAAAAGCACTTGAGAATGGAAACGTTATTCAGGTTTCATACATTATAACTTCAGGAGATTCTGCAAATGGTGTCAGCAATTTAACATTTAGTGGCAGATTGCTTTACAATAGGAACTCTGTTGATTATACAGTTACAACTGGCATTTCTTTGTTAACTTTAGATATTCCATCAACTGGAGGAGAGCAAATAGAGAGTGTTGATTCGATTCGTAAATATGCTCCATTAAAATATCAGACACAAAATAGAGCATTAACAGCATCTGACTATGAAGTATTAATACCAAACAAAATTTATCCAGAAGCAGAATCAGTATCAGTATTTGGCGGAGAAGAATTGATTCCACCACAGTATGGTAAAGTATTCATAACAATAAAGCCTAGAACTGGAGATTTTGTTCCCAACGCAATCAAGGAAAATATTAAAAGAGATCTTAAAAAATATGCAGTTGCAGGTATTGTACCAGAAATTTTAGATTTAAAATATTTGTATCTTGAGACTAATAGTAAGGTTTATTATAATACGAATTTAGCACCAAGTCCTTCTTTTGTCGCTTCTCTTGTACAGTCAACAATTAATAAGTACAAAGAATCTACTGAGTTAAATAGATATGGTGCTCGATTTAAATACAGTAAATTCCTGAAACTTATTGATCAAAGTCATGAATCTGTGACCTCAAATATAACAACAATTCAAATGAGAAGAGACCTGGGATTAGCAGTTAACACATTTGCAGAATATGCCATTGACTTTGGAAATGAATTCCATATCAACTCAATGGAAGGATATAATATCAAATCAAGTGCATTTAGAGTTCTTGATATTTCTGAAGATGTTTACTTATTTGATGTGCCAAATTCCGACAAAAAAACAGGGAACATTTCTCTTTTTTCTTTATCATCTTCACAATCATCGACACCAGTAGTTCGTAGAAAAAACGTTGGAAAAATTGATTATATTAAGGGACGAATTACTTTAAATCCAATTAATATAACATCCGGAAAAACTAAAAACAATCAACAAATTTTAGAAATTTCTGGAATACCTTCTTCTAATGATGTTATCGGACTTCAGGATTTATATTTGCAATTAGATATTAGTGAAGTTGAAGTTATTATTGATGAAATAAGTTCCGGTCTTGATCCATCTGGATCAAATTACAAAGTTAGCTCAAGTTATACCAGCGGCAATATTGTAAGATAAGAAAAATGACAGAAAAAAGAGTTCAGTTTAATAAAATTGTTGCGAATCAACTACCACTTTATGTTCAGGAAGATTTTCCATTAATTGGAGATTTTTTAAAAAGTTATTATCTTGGGCAGGAGTTTCAGGGAGGTCCTCTTGATTTACTTCAGAACATTGACAGGTATGTACAATTAAACAATTGTTCAGAAACGATACAATCAACTACTCTTTCTTCTGACATAGACAGCATCGATACAACGATTGCTGTTAGTAATACGGATGGATTTCCCGAAAATTATGGTCTCATAAAGATTGATAATGAAATTATCACGTATGAATCAAAAACTAAAGTATCTTTTGTTAATTGCACTAGAGGATTTAGTGGGATTACATCTTTTAGAAATCCAGATAATCCTGAAGATTTAGTATTTTCTTCATCTCTTACAGATTCTCATTCTTCTGGAAGTAAGGTAGAAAATTTAAGTGTTTTATTTTTAGAAAAGTTTTTAAATAAAATTAAATATCAGATTTTACCTGGATTTAAAGATAGGCAACTGCTTCCAGATTTAAATGAATCTGAATTTATAAAACACTCAAAAGATTTTTACACTACAAGAGGAACAGACGTATCCTTTAAAATCTTATTTAAATCTCTTTATGGAGAAGATGTAACCATTGTTAAACCTAAAGATTATGTTATTTCTCCATCTAATGCAAACTACAGAAAGACAAAAGATATTATTGTCGAATCTGTTTCTGGTGACCCTTTTGATCTGATTAATAAAACATTATATCAAGATGCTTTTGAGAATATTCCAAAGGCATACTCTTCAGTTTCAAATGTAGAAAATGTTTCTGTTGGAATTTTAACAAACAGATACTATAAATTAAGTCTTGATGGATCTTTTATCAATAAAGAAGGTTCAAATGTTGAGTTATTGTATGATAATTTTTCCATACATGCAAAAACAAAAGTAGTTGGAGACGTTGGAGTAGGACAAACATTCATAGATGTAGATTCTACTTTAGGATTTCCAAATTCTGGTTCTTTATCTGTTTATTACAATGACTCTACTATAGGTGTAGCAACATATTCAGATAAAACTTATAATCAATTTTTAAATGTAATCGGTATTGAGAAGGTTATTTTAGACAAAACCTCAATTGATCAAAATACATTTGCGTATGCATCTGGTGCAGGAACTACAGATGGAATACGTGTAAAGATTAGATCTGTACTAAATGAATTAGTTATTCCCAACAGTTGTGGTCAAAAAGTAGATTCTAGAATAAAGATTATTTCTCTTGGTAAACTGGGAGAAAATGTAAAGCAAAATAATTGGATTTTTAATACAACTCAATCGTATTACGTAAAAAATATTGATCTAATTGATATAGAAAATAATATTTACAGGGTTGAAACTAATAGTAAAAATATTTTAAGAATAGGCGATAAAGTAAAAATTACATTATTGAGTGGAGAAACTTTAAACGAAAATTTTGATGTTACAAATATTTTTAATGAAAATACTTTAGTAATCAGAGGGTCAAGTAGTTTTAAATTAAGTGATGTTTATAGTATTAGGAGAGTTTTATCAAAAGTAAATTCGGATTTTTATCCATACCTTAACAAATATTCTTCAAATATTCAAAACGTTTATCTTGACAATGAAAAAGTTTTAGTTGCTTCTTCATCTTTACCTTCATCATCTAATTTAAAATTAAATCCGAAACTCAATAAAATATTTTTTTCTGAATTATATTTTGGTGGGAAAGACACTTTTAAAATTACAAACAATATTGATCATAACTTTTTTACTGGGGACGCTGTTTATTATACTCCAGAAAAAGATAATCAAGGAAATATTGTCAGTTCTTTGTTTGAAGAGGGACTTTATTTTATTAAAAGAATAGATGAGAATAATGTAAAATTTGCAAAAAGTAGATCAAATATCTACAAAGGAATTTTTACTCTTGTTTCGGAACAAGTAGATCAAGTATCAATTAAGAATAATTGTGTTGAAAAATACGATTTCTTATCAAAATTAATAGAAACTCCAAAGATTTTGAGAGAAATATCACCACCAATTAGTGATGGAAAAACATATGAAACACAATCTGGATTTACTGGAATTTTAGTAAATGGTGTAGAAATATTAAACTATAAATCTCAAGACAAAGTTTATTATGGACAAATAAATTCAATTGATGTGGTTTCTGGTGGTGAAGATTATGATGTAATAAATCCCCCCTCATTAAATATTTTGGATCCAATAGGATTTGGTGCTACTGGATTTTTTGGTGTCACAGGATCTTTTAAAGAAATATTAGTTAAAAATAATGGTTTTGACTACATTGAAGTTCCCAAAATAAAAATTAGTGGTGGAAACGGTGTTGGTGCTTTAGCTGAAGCAAAATTAAAAGTTGTTCCACATGAAGTTCTTTTTGATGCATCTAATTCAAGCGAGGTAGGAATCGGTAGTGATGTATCAACAATAGGATTTACTACTTATCACAAATTTAGAAATGGCGAAAGAGTTGTATATAAAACATTTGGATCTCCATCTGTAGTTGGTTTAAGTACAATTTCAGTATATTATGTTTCAATCATTGACAATTATACAATAAGATTGCATAATTCTTTTGATGGATCTGTAGTTGGTATTGACACAGTATCTTTAACTGACTATGGGACTGGGAGACATGCAATTGCTTCTTTAAATGGAAAAGCAGTCTTAAATAGCGTTCAAGTTATTAATCCAGGATCTGGATATCAAAATAAAATTTTGACATGTTCTCCAGTTGGCGTTAACACTTCATTAGATATTATTACAATTGCTAACCATAATTATAAAAATGGTGAAATTGTTAAGTATTCTTTTAGTGGAGATCCAATAAGTGGAATTAATACAACAAGTGAATATTATGTGACTGTTGTAAATAAGGATTCCTTTAGATTATCATTGGTTGGAGTAGGAACAACAAACAATGATTTTTATTTTAAAACTAAGCAATTTGTAAATTTAAAAATTTCTGGAATTGGGACACATACTTTTAATTATCCAGATATTAAAGTTGAGGTAATTGGAAAAGTAGGAATATCTTCCATAGAAGAAAATACATTTGGAGCAGAATTATATCCAATTGTTAGGGGAGAAATAACTTCAGTTCATCTATCAAATAATGGTGTTGGATATGGTTCTTCCGATATTATCAATTTTGAAAGAATTCCAAATTTGAATGTAAATTTGGGATCTTCTGCACAATTACAACCAATAGTGCATGATGGAAAAATTGTGGATGTTGCAATCGGTAATAGAGGTATTAATTATAATTCAATTCCAAAATTGACCGTTGTTGGAGAGGGAAATTCTGCAAGATTGGTGCCCATTATCTCAAATGGAAAAATTATTTCTGTAAAAATTGATAATCCTGGTGTTGGATATGGTGCATCAACTACCTCTATAAAAGTAGAACCATTTGGAATTGGTGCCAAATTCCAAATAAATCTCCAAACATGGCAAGTTAATGAGTTTACAAAAAATTATACAAATATAAGTGATGACGATGTTTTTGTTGCCAATTCATTTAACTCAAACTATGGTTTGCAGTGTGCTCATGTATACGCACCAAGAAGTTTAAGAAACTCAGTATACTCAATTGATCAATTTGGAAATTTAGTGTATGGAAAATTTGATATTACAAAAGTAAATGATGTTGAATCTAATAGTATTAATCATTCTCCCATTATTGGTTGGGCATATGATGGAAATCCCATCTATGGTCCATATGGATATGCAAATCTTTCTGGTGGTCCAATTATTCAATTAAAGACTGGATATTATTTAGACATAAAACCAAATAGACCCCCATTAAGCTCATTTCCAAAAGAGTTTTTTGTAGAAGATTTTACTTGGATTAACTCTACAGATGAGTCTTACTTAGATGAGAACAATGGAAGATTTTGCGTTACCCCAGATTATCCAAATGGTGTTTACGCATATTTTGCAACGTTTGAGGAAATCGCTTCTTCTGATGAAATATTTAAAAATTATAAGAAACCATCTTTTCCATATTTAATAGGAAAAAATTATAAATCAAAACCAAATGATTTTAATTTTAAACGTAATTCAAATCAAGATGAAATAAATCTGAATCAAACATCTTGGATAAGAAATGCATATTCTTATGAATTTAATAGTGAGAATGGATTATATGAATATGTCAATGAATCTTATAAGTATACAAATCAAGACTCTATTGTAAAATATGTTAAAAAAGGAAAAGTAGATTCTGTTGGAATTACTAGTGGAGGAAAAAACTATAAAGTTAATGATAGAATTATTTTTGAAACAGATCCAGTAACAGGATTTAGTGCAAATGCAAAAGTATCTAAAGTTTTAGGAGTAGGAATTAACACAATTGCGGTAGAATCAATAGTTTTAAGTGATGTTGAATTCTATCCATGGAACTTTTTTGGAAATAATGAAGGTTTTATTGGTATAACAGAAAATAAAAACAATTTAAAAAATGGAGATATTATCACAATTTCTGGGTTGACAACAACCAACTCTTTATCTAAGGGATCTTATCGAGTAGGAATTGATACGTCAGAATTGAGATTAACGAAGCAATTAAATTCTTCTAATATCACTGGTATTGTAACGTATATTGATATTTCTGGTACTTCTTCTGATTTTGAGTTTCCAAATTTAAAAATCAATGACACCTTAACATTGTATGGTGAATTTAGTTACTATCCAACAAATCGTCAATTGTCTCCTCAGGTGGGAACTGCAATCACCAGTAAAGCATTACCTCAAAATGCAATTAGAACTAAAGACTCTGAAATATATGATTGGTGCTGGGATCATTATGATGCCTTTGATGTTGATGGTGATGGTGTTGTATCTGAAAATGATGCCATAGTTTTACTTAGATACTATTTTGGAACTTTTTCTGGTGATAATCTGATTTACAAAATTAATTTTCCAAATAACGCGACAAGAAATACCTCAAACTCAATAAGAACTTTCATAGGTCTTCATACGACGGGTGGAACTGCTTATCATGATGTTGATGGTAATGGAAGCATTAATCCTCTTAGCGACATGTTAATGGTTGCAAGGGTATTCGGATCTAATGATTTTAAAAACCCAGATGATGATGGTCCAGCACAAAAAAATAATGCATTTTTTGGGGAAGAAGTCAAGGTTTTAAATATAGACAAAAAATCTTCAAGAATAAGAGTTCTTAGAAATATTAATGGCACTCAATCATATAGATTTGCACCAGGTAGTGTTATAAAAAATAATCCAAGAATATTTAAATTAAATGTTGGAGTAAAAACTAATTTTGATGGTCAAATTAATACTGAATATTACTTTGATCCAAAAGAAAGTGTTGGTATTGGATCTGATGCCAGTGTAGGTATAGGAATAACTTTACAAATATCAAATCCAGGAGCAGGAAAAACACAAATTTTTGTTCCGACACAAGCAATTTATCTCCCTAGTCACAATTTAGTTACTGGAGATGAAGTAAATTATTATACTAATAGTGGAAATTCAATTGGTGTATCGACAATTGGCGCTGGGACATCTTTTATGCTCTCAGATTGTCCATCATTATTTGTTGCAAAACTTTCTGATAACTTTATAGGATTATCAACAGTTAAAGTTGGTTTAGGGACAACAGGTACTTTTGTTGGAGCAGCTGATTCTACAAGTCATTATGGATTATTGTATTTTGTTGGATTAGGCACTGGCACATATCACAGTTTGAAAACCGTTTATCCAAATGTAATCAAAGGAACTATAGAAAAAAACTTAGTAAGAGTTTCGACGGCATCATCTCACAAATTAAATGATTTTGATTTTGTTGATATGGATGTAAATCCATCATTATCAACTTCCTTCTATGTAAAATATAATGTTGCCAACAAAAAATTAATATTAAAAGAATTATCTTTCACCTCTACATCTGTAGATGCTGTAGACAACACAATTTATGTAGAAAATCATGGATTAACAACAGGACAAAAAGTTATATACAAATCAACTTTGCCAACAGGAGGACTTGATAACGAAGCAGAATATTATGTATATGTTGTTGATAGAAATATATTAAAACT